GGATATTACGCTTAGGTAAACATTGATTCAGGTAGAACCAAGGAACTCCACAGTATTATTATTAGGTTTAGTCACGAATGACTCTTCAGAATAAATAATACCACTCACTTCTTTTGATAATTTAGTAAATACTTCAAGTGGATTATTAATTAAAACATTTATAAATGATAATGCCAGATCATCACCACTAGCACGAATGCTTTGAATGTCGAAGTTATTTTGAATCTTATCAATAAGATAAGAATTCAGGGCTGTTATAAAGGTTCCAAAGAAATTTGTGAAACCTGAACCAGACATAAGCCCACCACATCTACTAATAATACCAAAATTTTTATGGTAACATACACCATTCACGGAATACCAACAAAGAAACTTACAAGTTTCAATAAGTACCGGACAATTTCTGAAAATTGTACACTCGAGTACAGTAAATGGTAAACATAAAAGAAATCCGTGTATACGTAAGTCAAATTTACTAGCATCGAGAGATCCTTTTAAATGACCGTATAAACTTACTATTGCGTCACGAATACCAAGTTGGGTAAGGCCTCCACAGTATGATAAATTGTTATTATCTTTCTTAATACATGAAATGATAATACTAAGTAACGTACTCTCAAGTATTGCAACCTCTCCAGGCACGGCAAATACTAAACGAGTTTTGATTTCAGTTACTTTAAACTGCAGACGTGTAAATATTAATATAGGGAGCTGAGATAAAGAAAACCTGTATTCAGCATCATTATATATAAAATTCCTAATTAATGCACGTTCTAATATATCCATACAATATGCTTTTGGGCGCAATTTACTAATAAATCTACTAGCACCCATATTAGCTTCTTTCTTAACGTTTGAGAGAACGTCATCGAATGTAGGAATAGACGGCCTAATGCATGTACCATAACCACCAAATCAGTTTAAAAATAACCCTTCAAGAGCATCAACGATATAACGCTCATCAAGAGACATTATTTGTGGAGTTGATCTACTAGTTTCATCCAGAATGTTACACGCTTCCGCGATCTTGGTTTTCAAGACTTCTTCCGACACGGAATCCTCTAGTGTCGAAGGGTTAAGTAATAATTTCAAGTAGCTCCTAGAGCAACGCTTAACCAAGAAATTATATACATTAGTAAGGGACTTAGTAAATATTTGATCCTTTCTAGAATCGATTGAATATTTAAGCTCATCATTAACATAAAGTTTAGTCTGTTTATAAGCACCAGAGCGATGTTTGACTAAATAGTTAAAGAAACGAGATTTTGCCATACGAACAGCACGTTGTAAATCAATACGTAAATTTGTGGGACAAATCAAGTATGACAAATCACAGAATTGAATTACCGGACTGCTTTTAACATAATGTTGACGGTTAGAAATCAGATAAGATATACCCCAAATTTATTACAATGCAAGGATTTGTGCAAAAACTAAAGGT